GAAGAATGAAGAAAAATTTCGGGAAAAAGATGTGTAAATGATAGCAAACAATCTAAATCCTTTTGAGCCTACGCATCCGGGAGAGGTATTAAAGGATGAGATAGAATTTAGAGGTATATCACAAAAGAAACTTGCGGAAGAAACGGGTATTTCTTATACTGTTTTAAATGAAATACTGAATGCCAAGCGTCCTTTGAATACCGAATATGCCATGCTCATAGAGGCTGCGCTTGATTTGGATGCAGAGCCTTTGCTGAAGATGCAGACGCGCTATGACATGCAGATGGCCAAAAGGGATAATACATTCATGGAAAGACTAAACAAGGTACGTAAAATTGCTGCTGTGTTATGATATTGGAGTATAAAAAGCGGAGTAATCATACTCCGCTTTTCTTGTTTGCATCGGCCAGATATAGCGAACAGTTGTGGCAACTGAGTGGAAGGTAATAGTGTACGGTCGTTTCCTCGTCTTTTATTTCATCTTTTTTTACTTGTGTGATGTCGGCTATCATTTTCTTGATGTCGAGCCATTCCTTGCTTCCTTCGGGGTGCATTTTCTTGGCCGCTATGAGTTCCCGGAGCTGGTTGTCTTTTGACAGCTCGGCGGCTATGTCGTCTTCGCTTATTCGGACGGATTTCGGGGATTCCTTGATGTCGGATTTTTTCGCTTTCCGCCATTGTTTTTCGGCGGATGTGAAATAATCGATGAAGTACTTGTCTTCGGAGAGAAGTTTATTCATATCCCTCATGTTGGCATCGGAAGAGTAAACCGGATTGTACAGCCCGACTGCAATGTAGGCATCGGAATCTTTCCAGCCTCCGGCTACCAAATCGGCGAAGGCTTTTTCTTGTACGGATATTTTATATTTTTTGCATTCACTGTTGAGTGTGCGTGAATATTTTATGGGAATGTTTTTCTTGTTGAGCATGGTTTTCTTGTTTTAGAATATGAATACTGCCCCGCATACGCAGTTGAGATGAAGCGGGGGTAAGGGGTCGGACAAGGGGTGCATGTGCGAGGCGTAGGCATTGCATGTATTGCAAGGATAACTGCTGCCCCGGAATGTATAGAACCCTTTTGCCCCGTTCCTGCGGGCATCGATGAGAGAATAGCGGGACCACCCTTCGGCCACGGCAAAGACGGAGATGTTTTTCAAAGAAGTGTACATACTGTTGCTGTGCCCTACGCCGTAACTGATGCCGCCTGTCCTCAACCGTGTGGCGACATTTCCTTTTTGCTGCATGGCCTCGACTATATGGGGATTGGAATAAGGGCGAGAAAATGAAGCGGTGATATTACGGATTATTTCCTCCGCCCCTTTTCCCAGAAATATTCCTGCGGCGACAGCTGCTTCGAGCTCGTATTTGTAACGTCCCGTGTATATGCTGTTTCTTTGACGGAATGTCTTTCCGTGGTTTTCCCGGTTGATGTAATCTATTATTTCTTCCCTTTCATCGGTATGTCCGGCGACGGCCAGAGTGAACGCGAGGTCTTCGACACGTTCTTTGAGCCATCGTATCACCTCGTCCACTTCTTTTTGCAGACGGGTATCGGCAGAAAATCGAAATTGCGAAGGCGGAATGTTGTATTTGCATGATATGTCTACGATTTTTTCCGCCACACGGGTCATCGCTTTTTCGAGATTGTCTTTCATGGAATTTTCTGCCGACAGCCTTTTCCGCAGATATTCTTTCGCTTTTTCAATCTGTTTTTTGTCCGGGGTCGTCATCTTCTGATGTTGTATGGTCTATTTTCATTTGGAAAAGCAGGTCGGCTTCTTGTTCCCGTTTTTTTTCGGACATGATGCGGCTCCATTCATCGGTCATCGAGTAGAACGGTGTTTTTTCAGAAGCTGTTTGTCTCGATATGAATCCGTTCTGTACAGATGTTGCCAAATCTTGTATGATCGTGCTTTCGCTGGTATGTACATAGGGCTTGATCCACCATTTGACGGGACAATTCATAAAATCGATGGTCTTTTTTTGCTCCACTCCATATCCGTATAAGAATATCCTGACCATTTCATTGAGGAACGGCTGGTATTCTTCGGCATCGACCATCGCTTTTTCATAAGCCGGTGAATACAAGGTTTTCAAAGCTACCCCCGGGAGGTCTCCCGATTTTACTTCGGGCGGGTCCACGCAGAATGCCTGCTTGTATATCATATTATAGAGCGTTTCGAGCTGCTTCATGTAAGATTCTGCGGCGCTTTGGGCCGGTAGATAGCTGGCCTTATCGTCGACACCCATACTCAGCGTTTTTATGGATCCGTTGATTCCATGTTGTATGTCGATGCCTTTTTCCCCTTCGCTTTGGAATACGAGAATGGGTTCCCCGAAGGATTGGTTGTTTTGCGCCATTTGGGAAAAGGAGAGTTCATACCCCTCTATGGAGTCTTGCGCAGGCGTCCAACAGGCTCCCGATTCATCTCTACGGTATGCGACGGGTATGGACGGGAATCCGTGCGGCTTCGGACCGCAGACTGTCGTAAACCCGTCGAGGCCTAATAATGCGTTTACCTTGTCTTTTACGGATCGGGATTTTCCCAAAGCTTGTTTGTACCGGGTGTAATTTTTGTCGTCCCATGTTTCAACCCATCTGGTAACGGCATCACCCTCTTCGTCGTAGTCGTAGTATGAACGGGCAAACAGAGACAATTTCCCGTTGTTGTCGTAATGGGGAAACAGCGTGTCTCCATCTTTGAAAGAAAAGACTTTGTATCCGAACTCTCCATCTGCGATGTATCCGACGAATGCCGTATCTCCTGTAAGTTTGACAGATTTTACGGATTCGTAAAAGGCGACTTCCATGTCTTTTTTTAGCCAGCCTTCCCGGATTGAATTGTATATGTCTTCCTGCTCTGTTGTGCGTTTATCGACATTCAACTCGGATTGTATGTCGTTCCCGCACAGGTGGACACATTGTTTTACCAGTATGATTTGTTGGAAAGAGAAGGCATATCTCGGGACGGATTCTTTGTATATACGTACTCCTTTCCTGCCTGTTTTATCTCCGTTTTCGTCGGTTATGTCGTACTCTTCTTCCCGATATATGTCGGGATATACGGAAGGGTCGTTGATGGCATGTCCGGAGGGATAGTATTCCCGTAGGAAATCAGCTTGTGTAACAATGCGGAATGACAAGTTGTCGACCGGATCGGTCGGGCATATCGGACCGCTGAATATTCCATGGTTCAAATACCCCGAAGGCATAATCCTTCGCCAAGGCTTTTTGGTAAGAATGTCCTTTTTTTTCATCGTTTCAATATCTATGTTGTGGGTTTATATATCGGAAAGGGATTTTGGCATGCGTCTTATGGGTTCCTATATCGAACCGCATACGGTATATCATGGCTTCTATGAAATCAGGAGAATGGCCGACGTATTTTTTCATCGTTTCCTTTTTGATCAACGAGAAGCCTTTGTCGGTCTGCGCATCGCGTATGGCTTTCCGTTCTTTCAAGAGTATGTTGGTCAAAGGTGTATCGGAATAACCGTTTCCGGAGAATCTACGTTTGAGCAAATAGGGGTTGATGGATATTTCCCCTCCCAATATTTTTTTTACCAGCATATCGGCACATTGGGATTTCAAGGAGGAGTAGATGTACCTGATGGATTTTTCTTCGGCCTTACAGGTTGGTATAGGAGCAGCCATATTATTGAATCTCACAGCATCGGGAAATTTTCCTTTGAAATCTTGCCCGGGCCCGTTCAGGTCGAATACGAAATCTTTTTCGAGCACACCCCAATCCCGCAGTTTGAAGGAAACGAGTTCTTCGGTACGTTTGGAATCGGCCCTGCTCACAAATACATCTTCGATGTGGTTTCCTATCCATAGCCATAAGACCAGATTGTCGCCACCATCGTAGGCGATGTCGCAAGATGCCCGTCTGCGCCCGTCGCCATATTGTGCTGTGTTGGAGAAGAACTTTTCCATGTCTTCTATTTTGAGAATATCATCACCCGCCGCCTTGAAATTCCAGTTTCCTTCGAGGTCGCGGGCGCGTTGTTCTTCGTCTTGCTGGGCGAGATTGGCCAAATAGTTGGGGTCAGATTTTATGAGGGCGATATTTTCTTCGAGTTTTCCTTTGATGAATGTAACAGATTTGACAAACATAGTTAGTTTGTTGAATCCGAAATTTTCATATTCGGTTTTCCAAAGAGGGTCTATAATTGCTTTGCACTGATTGTATACTTCCTCAGGTGTGTTTCCCCAATATATGGTATTGGGCGAATCTCCATCCATGAAACAGTATCTTATCTCTCCGTCCCTTTCTTCTATGGGCTGTCCGTTTTCCCCAATCCACCAGTCTATGAATTTCCGTACCCAGCTATCGGGGTCGGGGTTGCAAGTTCCGTAAAATCGATTCCTGATATTGTAGGCATTACGGTTGCAAGTAATCAGATACTTGAATTTTTCATAAGAAATGTGAGTGATCTCGTCTATTCCAATGAATGAGTATTGTTTCCCTTGAAAGCGTTTTCGAAAGTCTTCGTAAGAATCAGAATAATGGGAGAATTTCAACGACCCTCCATTGGTGAAATTCCATGTCATGTCGTTGATGGATTTGTTGTATTGGCCGAATTGGGAGTAGAGGCGGTAGGAGGTGAAAATCAAGTCGAGAAGGTCATTCTTCTCATTCCGGAGGATAACGGCATTGAAAAATGGATTTTTAATATCTTTCAGTCCTTCCATGAGGAGGGAGAAACTTTTGGAATTGTGCGTAACGATGAAGTCCTCAACCATAAAGAGTGAGTTTTTGTTGTCCACAGCTATACAACAACACTCATGTTCACCAACGTATTCAGCTTTTACTATTCTTCTTGTACACTCGCTTATACCTCCGTTATATTGTTTCGCATATTGTTTTTTCCTTTCCAAACGAAATAGATTGCTTGTTTCTTGGAATTTTATATACAATTTGTAACAGTCTTTGCACATCACTTTAACACCGTTCTTTTTATATGCACCTTGATGTTTGGTTATTGTGGCAAGACCTCCTAAACTATCCACAAGAAATTTTACATCTTCTGCAAGTTGTTTGCTTATAGTACAATAAGAACAGTTTCCTCGCTTATCTACCGTTCCATCTGTATCCATTAAACCTTGCAAAATAGCAGTTCTTTCTTCAACATTTCCAAACTTAAGTAAGCTCGGTACAAATTTGTTTTCAGAATTACATCCTGCAAGACCCATATATCGAAGTTCATCTACGAACTCCTTGCTCTTGAATATATAGTCAATCTCTTTGTTCTTTGAGCGTTGGTGTGGTGAATATCCTGTTTTTACAAAGGCTTCAAATATCTCTTTGTCTATTGTTGTAAATAGTACATTGTTGTTCTTGACTATATTTTCTGTAATGCAACCATCTCCAATTATAGCTCCTAAAAGATATGGATCAATTTTGGGCTTATGTCCTCTTCCAACTCCTAAAGTGAATTTGACTGGTTTACACAATGGTATTATAATGTGCCCGTTTTTCAGCTTGCCGTTATTTTTATTGTTCACAAACTCTACTATGTTTTCGGTAGTCCACACTCGCCAGTCGTCTTGTAAATCCAAGTCGTTTAACTTC